CCGCCTACGGATCGAGCAACTGCGTTCCAGTCCCGTCGCCGCTGGTCGATGGTCGGCTGATGTTGGGTGCCGATGTTCTGACCGAGGTGCGGGCCGGCGGGCTCCTCGCCGCCATGTGGTCTGCCGCAGATCAATCGGTCCTCGGGGCGAGCGTCGAGGTGATCCCGTGGGATCAAGCGGTGGCAATGCTGCCGGCCCCAGAGCCGATGCCGTGGGGTGAATGACGCACCCCCTCCGCTCCCCCCGCCCCTCCCGGCACGATTGCCAGCCGAGGAGGACCGCATGCACGAACACCTACACGCCCTAGCAATCCACGCCTTTTACTGCGGCGAAATCGATCCCGGACGACGAGCAAGCGACCGGCTCTTGAACATGCCGCTGCCGGACGACCTCGAGCGGCAGGCTCGGGCGAATCGCACGTGGTACACCCCGCTGCTCGCTGAGCTGGCGTTCCACAGGTTCCAGCGGATCGAAGTCGAGCCGGCCCACGCGGGCTGGTCCACCTTCAACCCGACGATCCTCGCAGACGGCACCGGCCTCCTGGCGATCGTGCGGTCGAGCAACTACCGGATCGACGCGGCCGGACGGTATGTGATCCCGCCGGAGGACGGCGACGCGATCCGCACCGAGAACATCCTCTGCCGAATCGACAAGGACGGGAACGCCTACGACGCGAAGGTCATCGTCCCGCCGGCTTACGAGCCCAACGGCTATCCGGTCCACGGCCTTGAAGACTGCCGGCTACGGCGGACGCCTCGGGGCGTCGGCGTCTCAGCGACGGTCCGCGACGCGGCACCGTGGCAGGGGCAGTGCCGGATCGGCGTGGCCGACCTCGACGTGGGCGAGGCCCGGCTACACGGGCTTCGGGTGCTCGAGTGGGAAGGGCTCGGCGTCCACGAGAAGAACTGGATGCCGCTGCACGGCCAGGACGGCTGGCTGTACGCCGCCAATCACGGCGGGCAGACGGTCACCGTGGCGGCCGACGCCGACATGCCGGGCGTCTACGAGGTGGCCGGTCGCGGCGCGGCCCCGCACCTCGCCAAAGGCTTCCGGGGCGGCGGGCAACTCGTGCCGGTCCGCGGCGGCTGGCTGGCCATCGTTCACGAAGTCGCTCATCTCGAGGACGGCCGGCGAGCCTACGAGCACCGTTTCGTGTGGTTCGACGCCGGCTTCACGCTGCGGCGGTGGTCGCCGCTGTTCTCGTTCGTGAAGACGAAGTCGATCGAGTTTGCGGCCGGGCTGGCGGGGCTGGACGGGCAGATCGTCGTGTCGTTCGGAGTCAACGACGCGGAAGCGTGGACGACAACGCTCGCAGAGGAGGACGTATGCGATCTGCTCGCGCACATATCGTGACCGGGTACGTGCGGCTCGACAGCGAGCATCGCGGCCACGAGCGGTACACCGCCCTCGGGCAGCAGCTCGTCGATGTCGGGCTGCCGACGGTCGCGTTCCTCGATCCGTCGGCCGTGATGCGGTCCCGGCCCGGCCTGCTGCGGCTGCATGCGTCGCTCGAGCGCTGCTGGTACTGGCAGGCGTCCGAGGGGGCCGGGCTGCCGGACGGCACGGCCGGCAAGGACACACGGGCGTTCTTGAGCGTCCAGCATCAGAAGACGGCGTGGCTCGCCGACGCTGCCAGCTACTCCGACGCCGAAGTGCTGCTCTGGGTCGATTTCGGCATCTTCCACGTGCCGGGCATCACCGCTGACGGCATCCGACGCCTGGCGGAGCGTGCCGGCGAGCGATGCCGCGATCGGGTCGGCATGGCGTCGATCTGGGGGCCGCCGTTCGTGCCGGTGCCGCCGGACCGGGTGGCGTGGCACTGTGCCGGCGGGGTGCTTGCCGTGCCGCGCAACATGGCGTCGTGGCTCGACATGGCGGTACGGATCGAGGCGCAGCGGCAGATCGAGGCCGGGCAGGCGACGTGGGAAGTCAACACGTGGGCAAACGTCTGGCGGCTGCACCCGGATTGGTTTGACCACTGGCACTGCGACCACAACGGCACCCTTCTGGCGGGCTACCAATGAATGACTACGTCGTCGTCATCCCGACGCGGAACCGCTACCGGCTCTGCCTGCGGGCGATCCGGTCGGCGCTGACGCAGACCGTCCCGCCGGCGGAAGTCCTCGTCGTGGACGACGCCTCCGACGATCAGCGGTACCAGTGGCTTGAGGAGATCGTCGGCAGCCCGCGGCTCACGGTCCTGCGGCGAGCCGTCTCGAGCCGCGAGGAAACCGGGGCGGGCTTTGCCGTCGGCACCGTGCGAAACGAAGCGATCCGGCACGTCTTGAAGATCGGATTCTCAGGCTGGGTGGCGTTCCTCGACGACGACGACGAATGGCTCAAGACGAAGGCGGCAGTTCAGTTCGCGGCGGTCGGCTCCAACGGCCGTTACGGGGTGCTCTGCTCGAACGCCTTCAACCGCGACCCGGCCGGCGTGGTCAGCGGCTACCACCACGGGACGCAAGGCGTGCAGATCACCGACACGACCCGCGACGTGACCGCGATCTGTCGGGCCATGAATCCCGTTATCAACTCGACCGCCATGATCCACAGCAAAATCGTCGAGCGGCTCGGCGATCAGCAGGCGGCCGGCTTCGGCGAGGATTGGGACTACTGGCAGCGGGCTTCCAGGCTCACCGGGATCATGCGGGTCGAAGAGCCGCTTGCGTGGTACACGGTGGGCAACCCGAAGGAATACACGCTATGAGGATCGGCGTTTACGCTCTCGCCAAGAACGAAGCCAAGCACGCGGCAGCGTGGGCCGCGGCAACCGCTGACGCCGATGTCCGCGTCGTCACCGACACCGGCTCGACTGACGACACCGTCGATCTCCTCCAGGCGGCCGGCGTGACGGTGGCCCGGTCGTACGTCGTGCCGTGGCGGTGGGATGTGGCTTGGACGCAGGCGCTGTGCAATCTGCCGCCGGATGTCGATGTGGCGTTCCGGGTCGATCTCGACGAGCGGCCCCAGCCCGGCTGGCGGGCGGCGATCGAAGCGGCGTGGGACGGCACCGCCAATAACCTCGTCTACGACTATTGGTGGAGCATGGACGACGCCGGCCGTCCGCTCCTGCGGTTTCACTGCGACCGCGTCCACGCCCGGTCGGGATTCGTCTGGCGGCAGGCCACGCACGAAGGGCTCGTCTGCTGGTCGGGCGAGAAGGTGCAGCGGAAGGCCGACGGCCTAGTGGTCGAGCACCACCGCGACAAGAACAAGGCGCACAAGACCGACCTTGATCTGCTGCGGGTGGCGGTCCAGGAGTCACCGGCCGACGCACGGGCTCGGTGGTACTACGCTCGGGAGCTTGACTACGCGGGCATCCCGACCGCCGCGGGCGAGTTCGCGGGCTTCCTGAAGATGGCCGGCGGATCGCCGACGGAGCGTGCCTACGCTCTGCGCCGGCTGGCGTCGATCACCGGCGACGGGGCTTACCTCGAGCGAGCCGCGAAGGAATCGCCGGGCGAGCCCGACGGTTGGGAACGGCTGGCGCTTGCCGCTCACCACGGCGAAGACTGGCCGCGGTCGCTGGAGTTCGCAGAGCGGGCGATTGCCTCGCCGGTCAGCACGCATGCTACAGACCCGCTGGCGAAGGCCAGGGCGGCCGAACTGGCCTCGATCGCCCTTTGGCACCTCGGACGCAAGGCGGACGCCCTGACGCACGCCAGGGCCGCGGCGGCACAATTGCACTGGGACGAGCGGATCGTCGGCAACGCAGCGGCAATGGAGGCGAGCCTATGAGCATCCAGGCTGACATCATCACGGCGCTCGTCGCCTCGCTTGACGCGGTGACCTTCACGGCGACGGCCGCGACGGTCACCGTCGAGACGAAGAACTTCCCCCAGTACGACATCGAGGATCTCGCCGACCCGGTGATCTGCATCACCGACGGCTCGATCGAGTCGGAGCGGATCGCCCGGTCGTCCCACATGCGCGACTACGCGGTCGAAATCTACCTTGCCCGGCACACCCCGGAAGAGGCGGACTGCGACGTGATGCTGGAGATGCTTGAGGAGCTGCTCGGCTACCTCGAAGATCACAACTGGCCGGGGATCACGTGGCCGACCGGCGTCACGTCGCCACAGACGATCGTGGTTGAGAAAAATCCCGGCGAGGCGTTGCAAGAGCGGAACGTGTGGCGGGCGGGGATCGTCGTGACGTTCCGGGTGCCGAGGAGCCACTGATATGGGATGGGTGGCAGACTTCCGCACGGGGACGGTCACCGGGGACGGGCTGCTGCGCGCTAAGGTGTCCGTCACCGTGAAGGAAGGCGGGGGCAAGTCTGGTGCCGGCAAGCCTCCGTCGAAGTTCAAGTGGGAGCACGTTCGGAGCCGCCTCGCCGTCGGCCGCGAGCGGGCACTGAAGATCGCCGGATCGGACGTGCGACGAGCCACGCAACGAGCGATGTCAAACCGGAAACCGATCAAGGAAAAGTTGATCGACCTCGGGGTCGTCAACGGCGAACGGCTGGTCGCCAAGCGGCGGCAGATCGCCATTCCCGACAAGGTCACAAGCTGGAAGACAGCCCGATTCCCAAAGGGCTTCCTGCGTTCCGACATCCAATACGACTACGACGCCACGACCGACAGCGTCGTCGTCGGGCCGACCCGGCTGCCGAAGCTCAACAAGCTGCACGAGGTGGGCGGACAAGTTCAGCTCTGGTTCGTCCGCACCCGCGCCCCGGCGTCGGTGCCGCGCCGGCTGTCGGGCGGGGCCGTCTTCGGCATCACGTCGAACACGCCCGCGGGCACCAATCCGATCGAGATTGGTTCCCGCCGGGTAAGGGCTCGCCGGTACATGCAGAACGGGCTGGACGACGCAAAGCCGAATCTCGCCGAGGCGTTTCGAGACGCGATCTCCGGCCCCTGACAGCCACACCCCCTCTCCGCCCCCGGCCGTCCGGCCGACGATAGAGCCACACCCCTACGCGGAGGCTCTCATGGCCGGCGAAACGATCGTGCTCGGCAAGAACGTCACGTACACGGGCATCTCCAACGTCAGCGACGGGTCGATCACGACCACGTTCACGGAGATCGACAAGACCAAGTCCGGCGACACCGAGCGGACGATTCTGCGCGGGTGGGCCGAGCAGACGCTCGACCTGACCTGCATCGACGCGCCGGGTGTGACTGTCGGCAGCGTCGTCGTCGTCAGTGCCACCGGGGCCAACGGCCACAACCTCTCTTCCGTGAAGTTCTTGGTCACGAGCGTCAGCCAGTCCGAGCCGCTCGACGACAAGGTCACCTTTTCCGTTTCTTGCACCCGCGGCGTCCAGTAAGGAGCATTCCACATGGCAGTAGCTCTCGGTCGGGACGGCGGCGCACCAACGGGCGGCAACGGCGCGACGGGCGTTATCGCGGTGACGTGGAACCAAGAGTCGACCGCGATCGACGTGTCGCACCGCGGGATCGTCAACGCGAGCGGCATTTCCTACAAGGCTGCCACGGGCGGATTCATTACCCGCACCGCCGAGATCGAGTGCCTCGACGCCACGGCGGTGATGACCTCGCTGGCGTCGGCCGGCACCGGCTACATCGTCACCAACGTCTCGGAAAACCGTCCGCTCGACGGGCCGGTCACGTTCACGCTGACGGCGAAGAAGACCTCCTGACCACGAGGGGGCGGCATGGCGATCTCTCTCGGGCGTGACGTTGTCGTAACGTGGGACGGCGTGACCGTTCCCGGCGTCCGCGACGTGCAGGTGAGCGTTACCGGCACCACCCGCGAGATCACGCCGTTCGGCAGCCGGGCGACGATCTCGTACCACACCGGCTACGGGGTGTCGATCAGCATCGACACAATCGACGACGCCGCGGCAACGACCGCTATCGCGGCGGCCATTGCCGGCACGGAGATCGCTGTCGTCACCAACGGCTACTCGTTTTCGGCGGTCGTCGCCAACGTCTCGGATTCCATACCGCTTGATGACAAGCGGCAATGGTCGATCCAGATGACCAAGACCCAAACAGGACTCCGCACATGAGAGAGTTTCGGGATGACCAGGGCCGTCCGTGGTACGTGTCGCTGACCGTGTCGTCGGCGAAGCGAGTCAAGGATTCGGTCCTCGTGGTACTGCCGCCAAAGTCGGCCGACGAGCCAGCCCCGACCGAGGCCGTGCCGTTCGACATCATCGACGCCGGCGAGATCGCCAGGACGTTCCAAGTCTTGCGGTCGAACTTCTCCGCTCTCGGCGACACGCTGTGCGCGATCCTGCTGCCGCAGGTCACCGAAAAGGGGCTGACGAAGGAGCAATTCCTCGACGGACTCAAGGGCGAGTCGCTCGAGCAAGGAGGGCTGGCAGTCGAAGAGGAGCTAGTCGCTTTTTTCCCCCCGCGCCTCCGCAGCGCGATCGCGGCTCTGTCAGCCAGGATGAAGGAGCTGGCGGATCAGATGATCGACAACGCGGAGGCGGCTATTCGGGCACCTGGGCCGTCATCTGGGAGTGCGTTGGCATCACCGGACTCGACCCCGACAACCGCACCCTCCGAGAGCTGACGGCGGCGCGTGACGCTCGCCTGGAATCCGACTGGTGGCACACGGCACAGCAGATGGCCCAATTCGCCAACGCTAACCGTGGGCAGGGCAAGCCGGCGATCGACGCATCGAAGCTCAATCCGTTCAGCAAGGCACCGCCGCCCCCGAAGCGAGAAGCAACGCAGGAAGACCTTGAAGCCTTGTTCGGTCCCGCCGGAGGCTAGTCCATGAGTGCATCAGCAGTCCGCGGCGGTCAGGTCTACGTCGAGATCGGGGCGAATCCGTCGAAATTCCTGTCGGCGCTCTCCACGATAAACACGAAAATCGCCGATGTCGGCATGACGCTGGAGTCTGCCGGCATGGGCATGGCGGCGATCGGGGCGGCGATTGCCGGTCCGATCATGGCCGTTGGCGGCGCGTTCGTCGAGCGAACCGCCGAGATCGAGAACATGCAGCGGTCGCTCAAGGACGTGGGCAACGCTGTCGGCGAGGCCGTCGCGCCGGCGTTTGTCGGCATCGCCAACGTCGTCGCCGGTGCCGCGAAGGCCGTCGCCAAGTTCGTCCGCGACAACGCGGCTCTCGTCCGCCTGGCGGTCGCGGTCGGCGGCTACTTCACGGTCTGGGGAACGGCGACATACGCCCTCGGCTTCGCCATGACAACGCTTTCCCGCACGATCGCGGCGTCCATCGGGCCGGTGAGCGGCTTTCTCGGAATGGTGAAGGGTGCGGCGATCGCTGTCGGGGCGTTTGCCACGAGCGGGCCGGTGCTGGCGGCCGTGGCGGTCCTCGGCGGGCTGGCAGCCGGGGCGGCTCTGGCCGGCGTGGACTTCCGCAAGCTGGCCGGCGTGATCGGCAACGCCTTCGCCAACCCGATTGGCAATCTCACGGCCGTCTTCGGTGATCTCCTCGGCACCGTCAATCTCACCGTCGAAGGCGTCTACCGGGCGATCGCGGCCGGCGACCTCGCCGGGGCCGTCGATGTGCTGTGGGCCGGGTGGGCCGCGGCGTGGGCGAGGGGCGAGCAGGCGATCATGGGATCGCTCGACCCGTGGATTGAGGCCGTGCAGAACGTCTTTTCGGACATGGGCATCGGCATGGCCGCCATGTGGGACCAGATGTGGACGGACATGGCGACGAGCGAGTGGGGCGGCTACATCCTCGGGGCGCTCGACAACGTGCTCAATTCGATGGTGGCGTATTGGGACACCACGACCGGGCTGATTCAAAAGGGTTGGACGGAGATGTGGCGGCGGATGGGCCGCGTCTCCGACGAGGCCGCCGCGGCGGAGTTCGCCCGCATCGACGCCGTCAACGCTGCCAACGCCGAGCAGCGCGGCCGCGACCGGCCGGGCTTCGCCGGTCGAACCGGGCTGACCGACGAGCAGAAAGCCAAGATGCAGCAGGACAGCCGCGACCGGCAAGCGGCGATGTCGGAGGAAGCGGACCGGCTTCGGCGTGAGCGTGCCGGCCGGACGGCTGCCAACGTCGGCACCCGTGCCCAGGCAGTGGCGGAAGCCAACAAGAATCTCCAAGACCAAGTCAATCGGTTTCCGGTGCCGAACGCTGTCGCCAATCCAGAGTCGTCGATGAAGGCGACCACCACGGCGCAGTTCGGGGCGGCAGGACTCAGCCAGATGGGGGCCAGCTCGATCCCGGCGCAGCAGCTCGACACCCTCAAGAAGATCCGCGAAGACCTCAAGGCGGCCGCGATGGCCGGACAGGTGGGCGTCTAATGGCACTGACATGGATCGAAGACAGCAGCTCGAGGTCGTCAACGATCTTCCGTCTCGGGCGGAAGGACGCGAGCACTCGTACCCGCGTTTTCAACGTCTTCGGCACCACCAACGAAGACGCTCTGCACGCCTCGGCAAACCAACAGATCACCGCCCAGTATCAATACTGGCAGTACCCAGGCCAGCCGACCGTACGGCTGCGATCCGAGTCCTACAGCGTCGAGTACCAGGGCGATGATTGCTGGAAGGTGACGATCGCCTACGAAAAGATCGGGGCCGACGATTCTTCGCAGGTGGCACCGCTCAAGCGGGCGCGGTCGTTCGACACGACCGGCGGCACCCGGCACGTGACCAACGCGCTGGACATGAACAACGGCGACGTTGGCGAGCGAAAGTACGGGCCGGGCGGGCTCGACGACGCGGCTTCGTTTAAGGG